AAGGAACTTGGGAAGAAGACCCAGACCCAGAAGAATTAAATATTGATAATGCTTACAAAACTAGATGGATATGGTATCATACTATTTTAGGAATTGAATTAGCTATGACTAATATATTGCTGCTAGGAATAGTAGTTATATTAGCTATAAAATTATAAGAGGTAACGTATGATATATAAAATAACAATAGGATTAATAGTTAGTTTTATGTTAATTATTAGTGCATCATTTACAATAGTGCATGATAATCAAATTAAAAAATTAGATTACAGACTAACCTATTTAGAAAAAAGATTTGAAAAAATAAATCAAATACAAGATAATATAATAGATGTAGTAAACGAAGTAATTTATGCAGTAGATGATTTAGAAAGAAAAGCACAAGAAGATTTAATAAAGGAGGAAACAACTATAGCACAGGGGTTGTAAATTATTTTTACCTGTGGTATACTGAGATTAGAATTTAGGGAACAAAGAGTAACCTGCCCTCTATCTCCATTAACCCAAAGGTTTGGTTCAGACCATGACTTTGAGAGTAGTCAGCTCACAACTCTCACAATTTTTTAATTAGCTATAAATGGAGGAAAACATATGGCAATATTAGAAGGCTCAGTAAAATGGGCAAGTATAACCACTCCGAACACAAAGTTCGAACCAGTATATACAGTTGACTTAATAGTTGATGAAGATACTGCTAATGACTTTGCTTCTCGTGGTCATAAAATAAAACAGCATGACGAAGGTTCTGCTGTAGTAATCAAGAGGAAAGTGAATGGTCCTAACGGAATGGTTAGACCTGCACCTAGACTGCTTGATACCGACAAGCAAGAGTTAAATGTTGCTGTTGGGAATGGCTCTAAAGTCAGAGTACAATACAATGAGTATTCTGGTGAAGGTAAGTTTGGTCCTTATGTAGGATTAGATTTACAAGCTGTTCAAGTAATTGATTTAGTAGCTTACAAATCACAAGATGGTGATGAACTATTGAGTGATGGAGAAGAATTCTAATGATAGTTACTATAAAAAATGATGAGGGTATGCTATCATACAACATCAACAGTATTGAAGATGAACAAAAACTAAACGAAGCTAAAGTTATAGTTTCTAAAGTTGGAAGTTTAGAAGTCATTACTGAGGCTTTAAGCTTTGCATCGGCTACTCATAGAGCTAACTTAGAAAGGTTGCTTGGTGATAGTCCAGAAGCTTTAGTCGAACAAGATACTACAGAAGAAGGAGAAACCTCTGACGAAAAGTAGTATTATTAACTAACAAAAGCTAGGCAGGGGTTTAATTCTTGTCTAGCTTTTTCTATTTGGAGATAGAATATGGAACATAATAAAACAACTTTTATTAAACATAAGTTACCTTGTCATAGTTGTGGCAGTAGTGATGCAGTATCAATGAATGAAGATGGTTCAGCTTATTGTTTTAGTTGTTCTACATTTTTCCCAGACTATGAGAAAAGTGGAGACATAAAAGTACCAGTAATAAAACCTAAAGAAAATAATACTTTCTTAACTTCTTATTCTGGTATCTATGGAGCATTAACAGATAGAGGTATATCAAAAGAAACTGCCATTAAGTTTGGTGTTAAAATTATTAACGACCATGCAGATAAAATACAAAAACATGTCTATCCATTTTACAATGGTTCGGAAGTTGTTTGTACTAAAACAAGAGTTATAGATAACAAAAGTTTCTTTAGCAATGGTACATATGAAGGCACTGGTTTATTTGGTGAACAGATGTATCGTAATACTAAAGGTAAGTACTTAACTATTACAGAAGGTGAATGTGATGCTATGGCAGTCGATGAATTATTTCAAGGCAAGTATGCAGTCGTATCACTTAAGCGTGGTGCTGCAGGTGCAGTTAAAGATATACGAGAAAGTATTGAGTTTGTTGAGGCATTTGATACAGTTGTGTTGTGCTTTGATAATGACAAGGCAGGACAGGAAGCTGCTAAAAATGTAGCTCGTATAGTAAAACCCGGCAAGATTAAAATAATAAATCTACCTAATGGTTACAAAGATGCTAATGATATGCTTAGACAAAAGAAATATTCTGAGTTTACTAAAGCATGGTGGGAGGCTAAAACATATACTCCTTCTGGTATCATGGAATTATCAGCACAAAAAAGTAATTGGTTAAATCGTGAGACAAAAGAAAGTATTGCTTATCCTTGGGAAGGTCTTAATAAGAAACTGTATGGACTAAGACGAGGTGAGTTAGTAACACTTACAGGTGGTACAGGACTTGGTAAGTCTTCGGTGACTAGAGAGCTTGAGCATTGGCTTATTAAAAATACTAAAGACAATGTAGGTATCGTTGCCCTTGAAGAAAATTGGTTACGAACTGCTGATGGTTTAATATCTATTGAAGCTAATGACAGAATATATCTTAATGAGAAACGAGATAAGTACACACCTGAACAGCTCAATGAGTTCTTTGATAAAGTAATTGAGAAAGACCGAGTATTTATTCATGCTCACTTAGGAGCTACTGATATTGATGAAATATTTTCTAAGCTTCGTTATATGATTATTGGTTGTCAATGTAAATGGGTAGTGCTTGACCACTTACACATGCTTGTCAACATCTTATCAGAAGGTGATGAACGTAGAGGTATTGATACACTTATGAATAAACTTCGTAGTTTAGTTGAAGAAACTAATGTAGGTATGATATTAGTATCACACTTAAGAAGAGCTGCAGGAGAGAAAGGACATGAGCAAGGTATTGAGGTATCACTCTCACACTTAAAAGGCTCACAAGGTATCTCTCAGCTGTCTGATTGTGTGATTGCTCTTGAGAGAAATCAACAAGCTAAAGACCCAGAAGAAGCTAGTCGTACTAAAGTAAGAGTACTTAAGTCTAGGTATACTGGAGACACAGGATTAGCATGTACTTTGCAATACGACAATAATAGTGGTAGATTATATGAAGTAACAGACTCGGAGACATTTGATAATGAAGAAACTTATTTTTGATATAGAAGCAGATGGGCTAACACCTACTAAACTCTGGTGTATAGTTGCAAAAGAATTAGATGGTACTACACATACTTTTAATCCTGACCAGCTAGAACAAGGCAAAGAGTTTTTACAAACTGCTGATGTACTTATTGGACACAATATAATTGGTTATGATATTCCAGTTTTAGAAAGACTAATAGATTTTAAATACAATGGTGCTATTGAAGATACTTTAGTTATGTCAAGATTATTTAATCCTGTTCGTGAAAATGGACACAGTTTAAAAACTTGGGGTTATCGTGTTGGCTTTCATAAACAAGAACAACCAGAAGACTTTGATAGTTATACACCTGAAATGCTAGAGTATTGCACTAGGGATGTACAATTAAATGAAGTTGTATACAAAAAGTTATTAGATGAAGGTCGTGGTTTTAGTGATGAATGTCTTTCGTTAGAACATGATGTTGCTAAAATAATTAATGACCAAGAAAAAACTGGATTCTTATTCAATGAAAAAGAAGCTACACTATTACTAGCCAAACTAAAAGATAGAATGGTAGAAGTAGAAGATGAAGTTCATAGGACATTCAAACCTAAATGGGTTGATGTTAAGAAAGTTATTCCTAAACTTAAGAAAGATGGAACGCTTTCTAAATCTGGATTAACTAATGTAGAGTATGCTGAACGAGTAGATACTAATAACACTACACCTTTTATGAGAAAAGAATTACAAGACTTTAATCTTGGTAGTCGTAAACAAATTGGTGAATACTTAACAGACTTTGGATGGAAACCAGAAAGATTTACACCTACCGGTCAACCTATTGTTGATGAAGGTACACTTAAAAAGATTGAACATATACATGAAGCTAAACTTATTGCTGAGTTTTTATTATTACAAAAGCGTATAGCACAGATAACTTCATGGATGAAAGAACTTAAAGATGATAGAGTACATGGTCACGTTATTCCAAATGGAACTATAACAGGTCGCATGTCTCACTACAGTCCAAACATGGCACAAATACCTGCTGTTTACAGTCCTTATGGTAAAGAGTGTCGTTCTTGTTGGATTGTACCTGAAGGTTATAAATTAGTTGGTATTGATGCTAGTGGTCTTGAACTAAGAGTACTAGCTCATTACATGGGTGATACAGATTACATACATGAAGTAGTTAATGGTGATATTCATTCAACTAATCAGGACTTAGCAGGATTAGATAGTAGAGATAAAGCTAAGACTTTTATTTATGCTTTAGTATATGGAGCAGGTGATGCTAAGATAGGAAGTATTATAGGTGAGAGTAAAGAAGGTGGTTCTAAACTAAAGAAAACTTTCCTTACTAACTTACCTGCACTTAAAAATCTTACGACTAAAGTACAACAAGCTGCAAGACGAGGATATTTAAAAGGATTAGATGGTAGAAAAATATATGTTAGAAGCGAACACGCTGCATTAAATACTTTATTACAAGGAGGAGGTGCTATTGTAATGAAGAAAGCTATGCAACTTTTAAATGATTTAATTAAATTAAATACTTTAGATGCTAAGTTTGTAGCTAACATCCATGATGAATGGCAGATACAAGTTAAAGAATCTCAAGCAGAAGCAGTAGGTACTCTAGGAGTAGAGTCTATAGTTAAAGCAGGAGAACATTTTAGTATGAGATGTCCTTTAAATGGAGAATATAAAATAGGAGAAAGCTGGTATGAAACCCACTAAAAAAGATAGAAAAAAGTTCGACCTTGACTTACAATATGGTACAATTAGAGAAGAAAAAATAGCAGAAATGCTAACTAATAAAAAGATAGAAGTAAAATCAGAAAGAAATTTATGGCAAAAAACAGGTAATGTTTGTATTGAATATGAGTCTTGGGGAAAACCTTCTGGTATTAACGCAACTGAATCTGATTATTGGTTTCACAATTTATGTATTGGTGACAATGAATATTGTACTTTAGTATTTCATACTGATGTATTAAAAAAAATTGTTGACAAGTTAGATACATTTAAAACAGTAGCAGGTGGAGATAACAAAGCAAGTAGAATGTACTTAGTAAATCTACAAAAGTTATTTTCAACTGACGTAATAAAAGCATTTAAGGAATTAAGTAATGACGAAAAAGACTAACAAAAAGGTTGACAATTTAGTTACAGATAATTATAATAAGTTTACCTCTGAGTCAGGTCATTGGTATGACCAAGACGGAGAACCTAAATATACTATTATAGGTGCTAATGGTAAAGAAAGAAACACTACTCTTAGAGATGCTAAGAAAGAAGGTTTTGTACCATCAGTAACTACTATAATAAGTATGATAGCTAAACCATCTTTAGAAAATTGGAAGATTGACCAAGCTTTAAAATCAGCACTTACGTTAGAAAGATATGAAGATGAATCTTTACAATCATTTACTTATAGATGTAAAGAAGATTCTA